TACCTGCCGGATGTGTCGTGGGTTGGGCCGAAAGGTAATCGTTTGATCGCCGGGCCCAATGCATCGCGCATGGTGCAACTGCCGACAATTGCCGAGGCGCATGGCGGTGGGTTCCGCGTGACGCTCGATCGTGGGAAGCTGATGGTTCGGGACTTCAATAACACGAACGTCTTGGGCCAGATGCCAGTTCCCGGGTCGTACTTCATGTACCGGATTCCGCCGTATACGCGCAAGACCACACTGCCGATTCAGATCGAAAGCGCATCCGAGGCGGGGCGCATTGAATTCCGTGCGCCTCAGCTCTGGTCGCGCCCATACGGCCTGGAGATGTGGTAATGGCTACTGTCACAGGAACGCTCGAGGAGCGTTGCGAACAGATCTGGCAGGCGACCCTTGCGCAGGAACGGGAAGAACAGACCGAGCGCAAGCAGGAATTGATCATCCGTCTCTGCGACGGGAACTGGGCCCTGCAGCATATGGTCACTGATTTCTACTCGGTCGACTTCAACCCGCTCGACAACGACACGGGAACACACGAGATTGTCGTGCCGTTCGATGACCCGTTGGTCGACTGGGTGATGGACGAACAGGGTCGAATCAGTCGAGGCGAAGGGCAGAACGTCCATGTCGCCTGTGACTACGTCGGTGCACGCATATCGGGTCGACTCGAGAAGATGAAGATCCAGTCCGACGAGGACGGGTTGACCAAATGCACTCTCACGTTCCTCGACGAGTACGAGAACCTGAAGTGGTACGACATCTGGTCGAATCCGTTCTTGCCGGCGTTGTTCCAGTTCCCGCGCGTATTCATCCTGCCTGGGCCTGCTATCTGGGTGTTGAAGACCACACTCTGGTTGCAGACACTGAGGGACAATGTTCCTCTGCTGTCGTGGAGCTTGGCTGATGACCCGATGAACTTCGCGGGCATGGTCAATCTCGACATGTCCACGTGGGATACGGTGGTCATACCAACGACACTGGTTGACGATCTCGCCGCAGGGTCCATCTGGAGTGTGGTGATCTCGAGGTGGCGCAACTTCCACGATGCGACGCACCCGATCATGGAGGATGCCGAGTACTCCTGGTACTTACGCCGGTATTTCTCCGGTGACGATGTGCCTGAAGGACTCGGGTTCACCCCGAAGCATGGCGCGTTGCTGGTCGATATCAAGGACTTCTCCGGTACGTATGTCGGCACGTCGCACGGCGGTACGCTGTTCGATGGTCTGCTCCGTACGATCGGTGATTTCACCGAGGACTTCCTCGATACCGACTACGAGGCGATCACCGATGAAGAGGTACCGGCTGACTACTTCCTGAGCGGCAACCGGTTGCAGCAGAAGGAGCGCCCGTTCGTCGTGTACACCCCGGACATGCCGGGCGTACAGATGATGTCCCACACCTGGGAGCCCGCTAAGGGCGTTGTAATCAACTGTGGCGGGCACTCGATGCCCGGTGTGAACGAGTTGATATCGGCGGGCATCCAGGCGCTCTTCGACGTAATCGGGAATGCTCTGCAGATCGGTTCGATCGGCGGTTCGGTCGATACTGTGCTGAAGCCGTTCTATGAAGATACGGTGCTGGCATGGATGTCGGTCAAGCTGTATGCGCGAAGTATGAAACAGGGCTCGTCCCGGTACTTCGAGTACTTCCAGCAGGGCGCGGACAAGGCGTACACGATCTCGTCGCTGATGATCATGCGTACGGGAATCTGGACGACCAGAACTCGTCGCTCGAATCAGATGGAAGTCGCCGATGGTGGCCCATTCATGATCGGCGATCAGGGACACGGGCACTTCTGGCTTGGTCATCGTGTGGGCGGGGTTATCCCCGGCGACCCACGCAAAACGATCTACATGGATCGGGTCCGGAATCTCGCGCTTCATCAGGAGCGAGGACAACGTCCGAAGTTCAAGATCGTCATCGGGTCGGATGACGCAGACAAAGATCCGGCCGCCGCGGCATGGGATCAGATCGAGGGCATGCTTGATGGCCTTCAGCAGTTGGGAGTTTACTGATGCTCGAGAAGTTTGCGCAGCTACTGGCTGATGCGCTCGCGCCTCTCATCGTCAAGGCGGTAGAGGATGCGGTGAACAAGGGAATTGCCGATATGCAGCAGGCGGTGAACCCGGATGCAATCATCCAGGGAATCCGCGGCGAGGTCGACACTATCCCTGGCCAGGTTGTCGCAGCAGTCCGCAATATCTTGCCGCATTTGTAGGAGGAGAAATGAAACCCGGTGAATTTCCTCTGCAGGATCGGTGCGACCTGGACACGCCTGAAGAGGCTTTCGTCTGGATGATGGTAGCGCTCCCTCGTATGAACGGGGGGGCGTTGCCCATGTCGTCCGAATACATGCAGCTGGTGTCGAAGCACCTCTGGAAGTGTGGTGCGCGTGTTCCACACAACAAGGCGAACAAACCGCACCATCAGAAGCAATGGTGGCGCGCGCCGTCCGCGGGTGATCCGCACTGGCTGACAAACCCCGGCCGCTGGGTGAAATCACCCGAGGAGGCGAAGACTGAGGGACCGAACATGGTCACCGTCCTCGAGGCCATGAAGAAAGCTGATGAAGGCGGATTCTTCGCTGCCCTCGATCAAGTAATGGGAGAGAGGAACGATGACTGAGCATGTTCTCAACTACGACCACTCGGTCGTACCTCAGGAGAGGTACTGGGATTGTGGCCCGGCGTCTACTCAGGTGGTGCTGTCAGGACGAGGAATCGTCGAGTCAGAAACCGACCTGATCGGACAAATCGGAACCACCATCAACGGGACCGATGACATCTCGTGGATTCTGCGTGCGATCGGTGACGGGTACAAGGTGGATTACATCCGCAACGACCCGCCGACGGCTGATCAGGTGAATCTGTTCTGGTCTCGTGTCCGAAAGTCGATTGATGCGGGCTACGGGCTGGTAGCGAACATCGTTGCGCCTCCCAGCAATTATCCGAAGGGTGTCAAGGGCTCGGTATCGCCGTCGTACTCGGGCGGCACGGTGTATCACTACATCGCGCTCATGGGTTACGATGATACTCCAGGCGCCGAGGCTGTGTGGGTCGCTGATCCGGGGTTCCGGCCATTCGGGTACTGGGTATCGTTGCAGCAGCTCGCGGGACTGATCGCTCCCAAGGGATACTGCTGGCAGGACAATGCCCCGGCTGCGCCAGCGGCGGTGACGCAGAATGACCCGCCCGCACAGGTGACCAACATGGAAGGCGTCACCGTCGACTGGGCGACCTGGGCGTACTGGGTTGATCTGCGCGTGAAGCTCACGCAGGATCAGGTGTCGGGCGGCGATGATTTCCGCGGGTGGCCTCAGCTGGCGAACCACACGATCGTGGACGCAGTCGCCCTCATCATGAAGAAGTTGGGGGCCGAGTAATGGATGCTCAGACGCTCGCTAATGCGATGCTGAATACGCTCCCGCTCGCACGCTACGCGGCGCTCCGTCCGGCGTTTGAGGACGCGCTCAGGCGCTCGCAGTGTAACACCGTCGCGCGTTGTGCAATGTTCATTGCACAAGTGGGTACCGAATCGGGCGGCCTGCAGTGGATGGAGGAACTCGCATCCGGCGCCGAGTACGAGGGGCGCGCCGATCTCGGCAACACACAGCCGGGTGATGGCGTTCGCTTCAAGGGACGCGGGCCAATCCAGGTGACTGGACGTGCGAACTACACCAACCTCTCGGAGTGGGCTGCGTCGCTCGGCTATGTGATCTCGCCGACGTACTTCGTAGATCACCCCGAGGAATTGTCTTCCGATACCTATGGTTTCCTCGGGGCCATCTGGTATTGGACGGTTGCCCGCAATATGAATTCGTTCGCTGATGCGATGGATATCAACGGGGCAACGCGCGCTGTGAACGGCGGGCTCAACGGTCTTGCTGACCGTACGCAACGATGGAATGTCGCGCTCCGATTCGGGAACGCCTTACTGCCAGGAGATGACATGGCAACCACCTTCAAGAACTTCGAGGGCAACGTGGTCGATGAGGCCACCTTCATGTACTGGGTCGATATGCGTGTGAAGCAGATCTTGGATCAGCTCGCCGGCGACGGACGCAATCAGGACGGTACCGCCGCGTTCACCGGTTGGCCTCAGCTGGGCGGCCGGACAGTCGTTGACGCACTCGCCGTCATCGGTCAGAAGCTCGGCATCGAGGGCTTCGGGAAGGTAGAGGGAAATGAAGGCTAAGATCGCCGCGGCCCTGAAGAATCTGGGCGCATACAACAAGGCATTGATCGCCGCCCTCGGTGGTGTGGTCATCATCGTCAACGAGGGGGCCGGGGTTGTACACGGCACCTGGTCGACTGGTGTATTGGCCGTCCTGACTGCCGCGTCTGTGTTCCTGGTCAAGAACCAGAATCTCATCGACGAGGCTGGGGATATTGCCGGTAATGTCCTGGATCATTAAGGTGTTTCGCTTGAAACAGGGGGAGCAGTGGGACCCACTCGAGATCGTGTTGGCATTAGTGTTCGGCACCGCCGCACTTGTCAATCTGATTGATGGGTCCCCATCTGCTTCCAGTACTCAGTCTTCAGTGGAGCCTTGCCTCTTGACGATCTGGCTGGTACTCCTGATCATCGGTGTGGTGCTCATTCTTGTCGGGCACTTCTCACCAAGGACATGGGGTTATCTGTTGGAGCAGATTGGGCTGGCTGCCATGGGCGGAGCACTCATCGCATTCGGCGCTCAGGTTTTAGAACTACAGATCGAGCGTCACGTGTTCACTCTCTCGTCAATGGCCGGCGGACCGCTGTACATAGCGCTCGGGCTAGGGCTGTTCTGGAAACGGCACCAAGTGATGCAGAAGGTGAAACTCCTGGGCAAACTCAGTTGGAGGCAACGAGAATGAACGCCTTTCTGTTGTCTCCCCTGTTCTCTGCATTGGTGCTGTTAGCGGGGAGTGCGGCGGTCGGGGCAACAATCACCGCGTTTTCACAACGCAAGAATGTGGATGCGAACGCAGTTAAAACTAAGGCAGAGGCTGCGCAGATTGTAAGTCAGACAGCACTGGCACAGAATCAGGCTATGGCAACTCAGATCGCGGAACTACGCGCCGCCCTTCAAGCCCATCGGGAGTGGGACAAGCGTGTGGTGAAGATCGTACGAGACGCCGGCCTCCAAATTGATGACCCACCGGAGTTGTGGCTATGACAACGCCTAACGGCGCGACCCCCTCCGACTCAGTTCCCGGCGGTTACGGGCTGAGTTGGGGGGACTTCGCCGATAAAACCCAAGACGATTGGCAGGCTGATCAGACTGCACAGTGGAATGACGCAGCGGGTAACGTGCTCGCGCCATTTGGCACAATGATTCAGAATCTGCCCGCACTCGTCATCGTATCCATGCTTCATATGTTGGCGGATGCGCTGTCAATGGTTCCCTTTGTGGGAACCTCACTTGAAGATCTGGTCGACAACATCGCCGACGGGATCAATAAGACTTACGTCAACACCCAGGTAATATCTACGGGTATTACCGCGAACGTTACCGGATCAACTGCTTCGGACAAGCCCGCAGACGTGAGCTCCGCAGTGGCAATTCTCAACGCAACGGTGCAGTCTTCGTCACAGCCCCCCCAAACGGTTATTGTTACGAGCACACAGAACGTTGATATCCCGACTGGGTGTCGTACCGTTGTCGCCAATGTTTTCGGCGCCGGCGCGGGTGGTGCACGGGGGCCGTCGGTAGGTGGTGCTGGCGCTGCTGGCGGCGGCGGTGGTATCGGGGGGTGGCAGAAGGATGTTCCCCTCCTCGCGTCGTCACTACCCGCTACTCTGAGGTGTGTGATCGGGACACACGGTACTGGTGCGACCTCGGACAACAAAGCCGGGACCGATGGTGGAACGTCTGCGATTACGAACGTCGCCGGGACAACAACGTACTTACAAGCTACTGGGGGTAAGGGTGGTAAGCCTATTCCTCAGAATACCTCGGGGGCATCTGCCTTCGCAGCCTATAATGGTGACCCGGGCTCGGGTGCTGGTGTAGCATCACTCAACGGCACATCCGGGGGATATGGCGGCGGTGGTACTGGTCAGGCTGTCACGGGACAGAATGGCGCTGCCGGGTCATCCGTTGCCGGCGGCACGGGAGGTACATCTGAGGGTCAAGCTGGTGGAGACGGCGAGGACGAGACCTCCACACTCATTCCTGGGATGGGTGGATCTGGCGGTGGTGGAAACCATGCCGCACAGTTCGGTTCTGCCGGTAAGGGAGGCAAGGGCGGCTATCCCGGCGGGGGCGGCGGTGGCGGAGGCATGTTCTACATCTCTGGTACGAACGGTAACGGAGGAGACGGCAATGATGGTGAGATCTGGCTCACCTTCGTTTTCTAGGAGAAAGTGATGATCCTTCCGGATTTCAAATGCGAGACGTGTGGGGCGTTCTCCATCCTCGGGGGTGATGTAACCGAGGAATGCTACAACCGCAATCAACAGCGAATCAACGCCCACAAAGCCCTCCACGGTGAACAGGCCGATGAAATGGGCGGGGATCATGAAAACCTGCAGGTGAAGCTACAGACTCCCGGTCTCTACGTCGCCAAGGTTCAAGTGTGGTTAGCAGCAGAACAGGAGTACAACAATGGCGATCGAGCTGGGCTACAAGCCGAACAAGGGTAACCTCATCCTTTCCGAGGGGGCGGACTTCGTCACGTCCCTGCAGGAGAAGGGTGTGACATGGCCGGAGGATACAGAATGTCGCTTGGAATTCCCAGACCTGAGCGGGGTCGGCCCGTTTGCGGCAGTTGTTACGGAGGAGACTGCAACTGCCTCGTTCGTGCTGCAAGAGACCGTCACGACCGCGGACAACATTCCAGCGGGGAGCAAGTTCAGGATCTACCTGGTCAAGGAGAATGACTTCCTCTGGTTCTACGGGAAGGTAGTGCGCGATGAGTGATCTCGTCAACGGTGGTACGGTCATCACCACACCTACTGCTCCATCGACTCGGGTGACGGTACAGGGGCAGAGTGGAACAGTCGCAACGTCGCCTGGTCGTCAAGGCCCGCCGGGGGCAGGCGTCAATCTTGCCGGCGCGGTGGCGACCTATGCAGATTTGCCCACGACTCTTGGCCCCAGCGACAATGGCAAGGCATACGTTGTCAACGCCGACGGCAAGCTGTACGTGTGGGACGGGACTGCGTTTCCAAGTGACGGAAATGGGTCCCCGTTCAAGGGTGACCAAGGTGACCCGGGCGTAGGTATCTCGAATATCTCGCTCGTCGGGGATGACGTTCTGAGGTTCTCGAAGACCGATGCCTCGAACAAGGACATCACAATCCCGGCGATCACTGCGGCCAACACCTCGGCGACGAATGCAGCAGCGTCTGCCTCAGCAGCGTCTGCGAGTGCTACAAGCGCCTCAGGATCGGCGTCGAGTGCGACCGGTAGTGCGAGTGCGGCGAGCGGTTCTGCCGCCGCAGCATCAACCTCAGCGTCTGCTGCGAGCGGCTCAGCGAGTGATGCATCGACGTCTGCCAGCGCAGCTGCGACCAGTGCATCTGATGCTGCCGATTCGGCAACAGCTGCAAGTACTGCACAGGCAGCCGCAGAGGCAGCCCAGTCGTCGGCGGAAACGTCGGAGTCGAATGCTGAAGGATCTGCCACTACTGCGTCGTCCGCCAAGGATACTGCAGTATCTGCGAAGAATGACGCGGCATCGTCGGCAACGGCTGCGGCTAGTTCTGCCAGTGACGCGGCGGATTCTGCTGCAGCTGCAGCTCAGAGTGCAGAGGATGCGGCGTCGGTCGTCAACGACGGCGTACCCAACGCAAGCGCCACCATCAAGGGCGGGATTATGATCCCGGGTGGTGTGGATGGCGAAGTCGGCGGCACGTGGGATCACCCGACCGTAGCTGGCTGGGATAACAAGGCAGACCTGGTTTCTGGCAAGATTCCATCGTCTCAGCTCCCCTCGGTGGCGTTGACGAGCACTCAGGTGGTTGTGGATACGGCGGCGCGTCTCGCGGTCACTGCAGAAACTGGAGACCTGGTCGTACAGACCGGTAACCCTGGTCGCGGTACGTATATCCTTTCTGGGGATGATCCCACTGATGAGAATTCCTGGACGATGTTGGTCTTCGACCAGTCGGTATCGTCGGTCAACGGATATACCGGGATTGTGGTCCTAGGGAAAGGTGATGTTGGCCTCGGGAATGTGAACAACACATCCGACGCTGGCAAGCCGATCTCTACTGCCACACAGGATGCGCTGGACAGCAAGGCAGATGCAGTCCACACGCACAATGCCTCGGACATCACGGCCGGGACGTTGGCGTATGCGCGTCTGCCCATCGGTGTAACAGCGTCTACAGTCGCCGCTGGCGATGATTCACGTATCGTCAACGCGGTTCCCAACACACGCGCCGTTAGCGCCGGCACGGGCCTATCAGGCGGCGGTGTGCTGTCTGCTGATCGCACGTTGTCGGTCTCGTTCGGCACCACGTCGACTACGGCATGTGTGGGTAATGACACGCGCCTCTCGGATACTCGTACGCCGACCGATGGCACGGTGACGAATGCGAAGGTGGCAAGCGCCGCGGCGATCGCACTGTCCAAGCTGGCAGCTGGGTATGTGCAGGGCTCGGTCAATGGTACAGCGACCACACTCACAGTGTGGACGGGTACAGCGACGCAGTATGCCGCGATTGTCACTAAGGACTCGAATACCGTGTATGTGGTGACGGCATGACACTCAAGCTGGGAAGCACTGACGTATCCAAGGTTTATCTCGGCACCACCGCGGTGCAGAAAGTATACTTGGGATCTACACTCGTGTGGTCGTCGTTCACTCCTGCGGGTATGAACAAGACCGGCACGCAGACAATGGCCGCGTCTAACGGCTACACTAAGGTCACGGGCTGGCTCGCCGACACGGCGAACTTCCCAGGGTCGACTGTGTCGACTGACGGCCTGGTTGTGCCTACCTCAGGATCTACCAAGATCTCGGCGTCGGTAGCTGGGCAGGCCGGGTTATCAGGGACAGCTACCATTCAGATCTTGGTAAATGGCACAGTCGTTGCCACAGGTGCTGCGGCGACGTATACGGATACCTCTTTCGGGGTGTACTCGGGTACGTCCACGGCAACATATACGGGAACATTGACTGCGGGTGACATCGTGACCGTGCAATACAAGTACTCGATCTACACGGGAATAACCATCAACGTCTCACCGACGTTCGTGCAGCTCCTCGCCCCGTAACCGCACTGGCCCCCGCTTCGGCGGGGGTCAGAGTGGTATTCAAGGGCGATATGAGATGGGCACCCGAGGATCACGAAGATTTTTCCAGTGTCGAGTCTTCATATACCAGGCCCAGTATTCACCCATCGTCTCAGCCCGGGCTACATAGTCCATGTACTCCTGGTACCAATTCTTGGGAATGGGCATCGGGATCATCAGTAGCCTTCGGCTTTGGCCTGCTTGATCGCGGCGGTGTGTCCCACACCCTGAGCCTTGAGCTCCTTGATGCGCTCGTGCTTCGCGTTCGTGCGGTCAACCCAGGACATCTTCTGTGCGACGGTCACCGCGGGCTTCGGTTCGAGCGGCTGAGCGTTGCCCGTCTGGTTGTACTCCCCACACGCCTTGCAACGCAGCTTTTTACGTGTGGCGAGTGCGCCAACGCCGACGGTGACGAAACCCACAACATGGGCACGGGTCGTGCGGCGGTCGAGCAGCTCCTTGCTTCCACACTTCCAGCATCGCAGTTCGCCGTTCGCGTCGATACGAATGTCTTTCATAGCTTCACTCCGTAGTGGTTGTTGTAGGCGACATCCTCGGAGAGGTACATCGCGTGTGCAGCGTGACCCCAGTCGAGGAGGCCTTCCGTGAACCACGTAGTGATCACGTGATTCGCAATCTCAAGTTCAGACATGAGGATCCTATCAGGATGTTGCTACCCAGGCGACGGATCGTACGTCGTTGGACGATCACACAGCGCGTCGTTGAGCTGGCGCCCGGGTAGCGGAGATCAGAAGTCGTGGTGGAGGCCGACCAAGCCCGCGGTGAGAGGGCGTACGATATTGAGTACATCCTCCATGCCCTCGTAGGACAACGGGTCGACAGGCAGCGAGTAGATGGGCGCTCCCCCGACGGGGGCGAGGAATCCGGGACGATAGTCGACAACGACAGCGGCGGCGTTGAGCATGTCGTGCACCTGATCCTCGAGCGGCGTAAGATCAAGCATGTCAGATCAGACCCTTCAGGGTGGGGTAGTGCTCGTAATTCGAAGCAAGAGACTGGCCGAGCACGCTGTCGGCGTGGAGGAACAGTTCGTCAGATGATGCATGATCAGCCGGCCACATGTAGCAAGGTTCGAACGGGTGTGTGGCGAGGAAGTCGGTGATCGAGCGGTTCGTGGTCATGTGAATACTGTACCACCCCACACCTGGGAACCCAACCCCCAACTTCCTGTTGGGATCGTGGGCGAGACGTGGTAAGGTACATGCATGACGAACCACACCGCCGCCCACGCGAAGGCCCAGGCCCGCTTCGACGCATCCCCCGTTGTCCCCCTGTCCGCTGACATGATGCCGTACGTGCTCGACGCGATGATCGAGGTTGCGCGTAAGGCCAAGGTCGGTATCGCGAAGATGACCGAGAAGCAGATCAGTATTGCGATCCAGCAGGCACGCGAGACCAAGATCGCGACCCCCGAGCCGGGTGATGAGGACTTCGTGCCCGGCACCAAGATCCCCGTCGCCAAGGCTAAGGCGTACGCTCGTGCCTACGAGGCCATCGACTTCGATGATGAGGACCTGCCCGCGATCGAGGTTGTTCCCGACACCCCCGAGCCCGAGACGTTCTTCATCGACGAGGACGAGATCCCGTCCACCCAGCCCGAGCCCTACACGGAGATCGTGCGCGAGGCCGCGAAGGCTGCACGTTCTACCCGCGGATCGCACGCATCGTGCACACACGACAACACCAAGGTTGCCCGGGCGAAGTGCCGCCGGGAACGCGCACGGGAGGCGAAGGCGTGACGTATTACGTATCGCGCGATCAGTCGCGACGCCTGCACCTGGGCGACGAGGAGCCGCTGTCCCTCGGGCACGCCTGGGTGTACGAGGGCGAAGACTTTGACGACGTAGCCGATTGCTACAACATCTTCCGTGTGGTCGAACAGGCCCGCGATGATCTTACCCGAGACGTTGGGATTCCTCGGGACCTGTGGTAGGATTAAGGCATGACATCGAACCTCTCCCCCGTGACAAACGAACTCCTCCTGGCCGCGTCCGACCTGCTCGGGCGTGCCGCCAACCCGCTGCTCCACACCCGCAGTGCGTGTGATGACCCGGGCCTGCTCCTCGAGGACATGGACGATCTCGTCGTCTACCTCGGCGAAGCCGTGTCTGAGGCCCTCGAGGAGTACGGGCTCGACATCGACACCGCCTCCCTCGCGACCGCCCGCCTCATGCTTCACCGCTGCATGTACCGCATCTGATCCTGCTGCCCGCACCAGCCTGACCCCTTCGGGGGTTAGGTTTGTGGTGTGGGTATGTTAGGATCGTGGTATGACGAAACGCCGCTCCTCCCTCGCCTCCGACACCTGCGACCGCTGCACCGCCAACACCGAACTCTTCTCCGATGACGAGTCCGATTCCTCGTTGTGCGAAGACTGCCTCACCGGCCGCGAGGTGTCGCGCAAGAACATGTCCCACGCCGACTGCTCGCACCCGCGCACCCCGAAAGGTCGCGCCGCCTGTCGCAAGGCTCGCGCCTCCTGATCCACCAACCAGCCGCCCCTTCGGGGGCGGTGGAGTGGTAGCGGTTACAGATGCGCCTTACGGCATGCAGCACGAGCGGATGGTGTGTTCGGGTGATCGTGCCCGGCGTGCGATGTACGGACGCGAGGCTCGTTGCTAGGAGCCGATTCGCCGGCGATGAGTGCGCCCTTCATGTGCGCGACGCGGGCGACGGCGGAGTCGTAGATTTCCTTGTCCCACACGCGGATCGTGTCATCGTCGCCGAATGAGAACATCACCGGGCCTGCCTTGAAGCCGGGCTTCCAATCGACGGTACCCGTCTCAGGGTTGCGATGGCCAATGCCCGAGTTGGTGGTGATCTCCGAGACTGTGCACCACTTGTAGTGGCCACCCATCATGCCCGTCGAGGCCCATACCCGATCGCCGACCTTAACGTCGCGCATTGGAGTGAGCATTTCATCGAGGTACTGAGAGAATCGTTTCGAGGCAGCGCGACCCCGACGTGTCAACCTGACACCCTTGCCGTTGCATCCGAGGCAAACGCCCTGGTATGCAGGAGATGGGTAGGTCCCCGACCCACCACACCGAGAGCACGTTTCGTGTTCAAAGGTTAGGTTCGTCATGTACTCAATCCTACGCGCCCACACCCGCGAACCCAATAGGGACGATAGGCCTTGCGTCTCCTCAGGCAGGTGTGGTATCGTCCTCACATGACGAACGCGCTGCACCTCACCCCGTCCCTTTTGATTGACGGCCTCCACTACCACGGCATCATGGCCTGGGAGTGCGACGGGCCCAACAAGCACTGTCGCCGCGCCCACAAGGAAGGGCGTTCGTGGCATGTGTCACCGGCGCATCACAAGAATGAGGGGCGAGAGTCGCTCCTGGTGATGCCGACGTATCACTACGCGACCGTCGAGGAAGGCCTCAGCGCGATTCTGCGCGCCCAGAGCGAGGCTGTCGAGGTCACATCCGACGAGGAATGGCTGAGGCTCGAGGCGGAAGCTGAGGTGCCTTTCCGCACGCGCCCGGGGATGCGTCACCCGACTCGTCGCTGAGGAAAGCCGGGACCCCGGTTCGGTGGGATCCCGGCCTCTTAGCGGGCCACTGCTTACCCGCTAGACCATCAACGTCCCTCGATCGTTAGTCCCGTAGGCGTGGGCGTCGAAGTTGTACCACATGTGGTGGCCCTGGATGTACCCGAGCCAGCCCGCGGACACGTTGCAAATCACATCATCGTTACGGCACACCTCGAGCACGGGGAAATTCCCGAAGTTCGCGTCCGTGCCGGCAAGGGGATAGCCAGGCCACCCGAATGCCGCGCCTGACAGACCTGCGAGCCCTCCGGGGCGCTTGGGGTCTGCGAGCAGGATTGCGTTGGCGTTCGGCACGTTCGTGTGGGCAGAAACCCAAGCGTGCACGATGCCCGCGCCTTCCGAGTGACCTAATATCATGATGTGGTCACTGGGGCAGGCGTTACGATGTTGCCAGAACAACCGATCGAGTTCATTCAAGCCAGCTTGTGGGTCAAGGGTGTTGTACCCCACACGCTGATTCACAACGAAATACGAGGAGTCCTGACCGGTACCGGTTAGTCCCACCTGGAGGCCGCCCACACCAATCGACCAAACCCCGGTGCAGGGCTCGGCCGCGGATGCGGTTGGCGCGAATACGACAGCGAAGCTGCCGAGGAGGGCAGCTACGAGTAATAGCCATCGCATGTTGTCATTCCTTCGTTAGATATGACTCCGGGCAGGGGAGACCGGGTATCATCCCCTGCCCGTCAACCCAGCGGCTGCTAGGTAGATTCAGTCGAGATCAAGCTCATCTTCCAGCTCGTCCTCTTCCTCGACCGGCTCGGCGACCTTCTTGGCACGGGTCTTACGAGCGGCCGGCTTCGGCGCATCGGCAGCGGCCTTGCGGCCACGGGGAGCAGCCGGCGCCTTGGCCTGCTCCTTGAATTCACGCACGACGGCTTTGACGTTCGGGTCGTTGACACCCTTGAACGAGTAGCGGCCCTCGGTCTTCTCGATCGCCAGCTTACGCAGGACCTGACGGACCTTGATCTGGTCGACCTCGGAACCCAGGGTCTCAGCCACGTGGGCGGTCAGCCACTTGATGTCCTTCTTCTCCGCGGTTGCGGCGGCCATGATGTCTCCTTGGATCGGGGATGGGAACAACGTGCTTCAACACTAACACACGCCGTCTGGTACTTGACAGTTTTACGATCCCTCGTGTAGGTTGATTCATACGAACCGCCTGAAAGGACCCAACAATGTTCGCCAACGACGCTGCAAAGATCATCGGGATCAAGCCACAGGTTCTGCGCAAGTTCCTCCGCAACCACAACATCGACGCCACCAGGGGCAAGGCTGCGCGATACGAGTTCACGATGGAAGAGGTTCTCGCACTTCGGGATCGGTTCTTCCCGCAGGAAGTGAAAGAGGCGCCGTACGTCGATGACAGCGCCCCGGGACTCCCGATCGAATCGTTGACTGACCCCGCGCAGCGCCAGGCGTTCAGGGAACTTCGTAGGGCGCGAAACGCCCGGCTGCAAGAGCAAATGTATGCGGCGCGAATGACGCTCCCGCAGATGAGCAACGAGGTTCTAGTGGCCACGGGCCGCATCCTCTAAGGCCTTAAGAGCATCCTCGACAGAATACACCACAGCTGCATGCCCACCCGCTTTCTCGATCTTGGTGTGGGTATGCAGCTGAATGGCGGATGGCTTGTTTCCTGGCATCTTTACCTCGAGGCCTAAGTATCGGCCATCGTGGCACACGATCAAGTCGGGGAGACCTGCCATCATCATCCCCGACCCGTGCACCTTGAACACGAAAGCGCCCCGCGCTTCCAGTGCGGCTTTGATCTTGTGACCGAGGCGAGCTTCTGGTTGCACGGGGCGTATCCTTACTTCGTGTGGTCCTCGATGAGCAGATCGGGATTGATCTTCTTGGCCATCCGCTTCGCCCAGTACTTCGAACGGTAGCCCTGACCCGAGTCGGCGATGATGTTCTTGTTCATCGCCACACGACGCCAGCGGTACTTGCCGGCAACGTCACGGTACAACTCGATGTGATCGAGATAGGCGAATGCGTGCATCAGATCTCGTCCAGGTCCAGATCGTCATCGTCGTCAGCCGCGGGAGCGGGCTTCGCCTTGGTACGTGTGGTGCGACGCTTCGGCGCGGGCTCCTCTTCTTCCTCGTCCTCTTCTTCCCCGGGTTCCGGCTTCCGCTTCGCGGCAGCACGACGCTTCGGAGGTTCCGGCTCGTCCTCGACTTCATCCTCATCGAGATCGTCCTCTTCGGGTTCGGTGTCATCGTCCTTGCCGCCCAGCTCATCCTTGGGGAAGACGTTCTGCACCTTGGACTTCATGCGCCCCTGGTACTCGTCGTCCAACAACTCCATACCCAACTGCTTGCCGACGAGACGGTCGGTATCGAAGTTCACCGCCGCGCCCTTGACACGCACACCGACAGCCTCGAGGAGCGCGCGGAGTTTCCACGAGCCCTTGCCGTCGAGCGAGCAATAGTACGGGTACGACGCACCGCGAATGTCGTTGGAAACCAGCTTGAACACAACCTGCTGATTGCCCTGCTTCGACTCGCCGACGGTCGCGCCCTTGATCGTGGCGAGGTACTCGCCCTCCTCGACATGCCGCGGCGAGAACTCGCCCTGCTGTGCGGCCTCCGAGAAATCAGCTCTTACGCGAACCATTGGTTCCTACCTTTCCTTCGTTGACCAACTGGACCAGACGGGGCACAGTCGGCGATGGGAGAAAATCAGGGAGACGGTATTCGGACCGTGCTCCGGTGTCGTACAACGGTGATGGCGCCAGCCACATGCGGTGGCGGGTCACCACACGATCATCATCGAGTTCTTGACGAACGGTGTACAGGCGGCCGATCACATCCACGATCGAGTTGACCACGGTGCGAATGCCCTTGGGCATGTCCGGCACGTACTGTACTGTGGCAGTATCTACCTCGTCATCCTCCTCCGTGAATTCTCCTTCCACCTGCCTTTCCTGCGCGGTATAGATCGCGCCGACTGGCAATGCGTGAATGTTGTACAGCAATCCTTTCATAAGCTCTCCAGCCTTGCCATAGTCACGCTGCTGCACGAGCCCCGGGGTACGTGAGATATCGCGCTCTTCCTCGAGATTCATCACGTAGCGCAAGGCCATGTTGGAGAACCGCGTCATGCCGTCGAGTGCGACGTAGTCATACCCATGCTTCGCGGTGGAAAGGTACTTGTATGCGTCGTTGAGATCCTGCCAGGACGACACGGGCCAAACATCCGGCGCTGCTTTGACGAACTGATCTGTGCCGTCCTCAGGGTCCAGAATGAGCACCTTGCCGGCGGTCGTGCAGAACCGGGTCTTGCCCTTCTTGTTCCGCCCGTAGGCGAGAATCGACAGCGGCCGCTCGCGGGGTTTGCGGATTTTCGATGCAGCGATGTCCGCATAGTTCTTAGTGGTATTGGCTCTTGTGACTACCACTTAGGCCTCCTCCTCTGTGTTCGGATGGGTTGATCCGTCTGACGGCTGGCCGCCCAACGATTGTAGGAATACTCGCGCCAGCAGTACTTGCATACTTTACGTCGTGTGGGTTCATACCCCTTGCGCTTCGAGAGTGGGAACTCCGTGACCTCTCGAACCACGTTGCACTTATTGCAGGTCTGTACCGCGATGTCGCCGAGATACGGATCGGGTTCCCACGGGACAGTGTCCTCGATGAGGTTGCGCTTGAGCGTCCACTCGGACAGGCAGTAGCCCTTCGCCAGCCACGTGATTGTAGTCTCGTGTGACATCCCTACGACCGTGCGCGCGAAGCGGTAGTCGTAGCAGATCTCGAGGACTGCCTTCTTGAACTTGGTGGTCTCCCCGGTATCGCACGCACCACACAACGAACCGAGAACGCTGCCGTGCTGGAAATGCTTGCGATGCTTGCGCTCACGGCAGCCCGGGCAGTAGATCGAATTCTCGCGCTTGAATGCAGCGGTCCTCACCTTGTGGCATGCCTTGCATTCGCGACGATATACACCCGGGCGGATGTGGTAGAAGTCCCCAACAGTCTTCTCCACACCACACGTCTTACACGTCCTCGGTTGGGTTGTAATAGGCAAAGGGGTCTGAGGTGGTGAACTCACGACGGCGTACTCCTTCAGCATCCAGCCCGGCGAGCTCTGCGATGCATAGCGTCCGGTACTCACAGTAGTCGCAACCGCGTCCCACGTTGCGCTCGACATTCATCTTCGGGTCATCCTCGAGATCCGCGCGCCACTCACGGTATCGGTCCGCAGTTGCACAGATATCAGCGATCACGTTATTGATCATAACGTCATCCTTCTCCATGAGATCACGGCGAAAAACTGGGGACGTCTGAGGAGCATCCCGTACGTAACGCACAGACTCTAAACGCGCGAGCACGTCTGCAACGTCGGATTGTTCTTTCTGCTCGTCTGTGAGGCCCTTCAGGGCGGTAGGATAGTCGAGCACAGACGGTTGCCGCTTTGACAACGCACCGTTGAGGTTGAACTTCAGTGGCTCCGGGGCTTTCGGAACAATATAATTCCAAATGAACCCACGTACAGGGATGCCGCATTTGCGGAACATCCAGATGTAAAAAGGGGATTGGAAATCAAGCAGCCGGTAGTCCGTCCCGGGCAATCGCAAGTGAGTCTTATGATCCACAGCCCATAGCCCGAACTCGTCCTCAATGAGCATATCCGCTTTGCCTTGGCCTTGCATACCATTGGGCAACTCCGCCTCGAGTTTAATTTCTACCTCGTGGACCTTCCAGTTTTCATCACCGCGGTAATGCCATTGGTAGGATTTGTAGAGCCGAGCCATCTCAGTGGGTAGATCCCCGAGATACTCCTTCTCCTCATCGAAGAGCTTGTTGAACTGCGCCACGTTGCGCTTGTGCGCGTCGGTGACGGACTCGCCCTTGTACCGTGCCTCGAGCAGTTCATGAAACCATGACCCGCGCTTGAGCGGTTTCGATCGAGTCAGCTTGGGCGCGATCAAGTCCACATGTTTGTACCGCGTCTTGTTCTGGCAGCCCTTGAACGACTTGATGACTGAGTTAGTTATGACCATGTCCGTCAAGCCACTTCTCCAATCTCAATGGTGCATACACGATATCAGCGGGAATCTCTTCTTTGTGACCCCAGTGACGACCCACCGCGATGTCACTCACAATCGGGACCTTCAACTGGTAGTCGAACAATCGTTGTGTGGGCGGATTCTCCATCACGTCTTTGATCATGGGAATGACCGTAAGTAACTCATCATCCGGGCACTCGAAGTTGATTGCATCGTGAACCGTACCGATGGGCGCAGCCTTAAGGCCTTTCTTACGGAACTGCCGGTCCAGAACAACGAGGGAAAGGAGACACAGATCAGATGCCATTCCTTGCACCGGTGAGTTGATAGCCTGACGTTCAGCTTCAGCCACCACACCCGGGATACGGGAATCAATATCGGGTAGATGTCGAATGCGCCCCAGCGGAGTCTGCACACGCTTGTACTTGTGGGCGAGACGTCTCTGACGTGCGTGCCAAGGAAGAAGGTCAGGGAACTCATCGAAGAACGACGATCTCGCAGCTTGAGCTTCATATTCATCGACTACCACTCCATAGTTGTTCCACGCGGTTTCGATGAACTTGCGCCAGCCCATGCCGTACAGGAATCCGAAGTTCACCGCCTTGGCCTTCTTGCGCTCTTCCTTCGTGACCTCGCTAGCGGGCTTGCCCGTCATGCGCATGGCCATTCTCATGTGGATGTCTTCACCACGGGAGTAGAGTCCCAGCATATTACGCTCGTTCGCGATCTCCGCGGCGATGCGAAGTTCAACCTGAGAGTAGTCGGCCTCGATGAACGTCCATCCTGGTGCGGCGCCGAATATTCCTCGAACGAGAGGATCACGCGGTACTTGCTGAAGGTTACATCCACGGAGTTGAGAAGACCGCGAGCCTGTGACCTTGTCACTGTCAGCTTTCCCAGACGACAGACGACCCGTGACGGTACCTGCCAGTTTGAATGTCGTGCGAATCCGCGACTCATCGTCCACCAGCTCCTGGTATGGCTTGAAGAATGACGACATGTTCTTCTGCCACCCCACACGCTCGAGCAGCAGTTGTGCGATCGGGTGATCTTGCGCCAGCTTGGACATCACGGATTCTGAAACGGACGGGCCCGTCTTCCCACGTTCGAGAACTGGAAGTTCAAGGTATTCAAAGAGGAGCCATCGTAGGAAGTTCGAGGGATTCCAGTTGACCTCGTGTGGGGGTGATGTCGGAACATATGTGAGCAGGCGTGACTCAATAGAAGATAGTGTTCGAGCTGCTTCTTGATAACCGTAGTCAAGCTTTTCGCGGTCGACGTATACTCCGCGCCGCTCAATATGTACGAGCGACTGGGAAGCGGGCATGATAAGGTTCTTGAAGAGGGAGCTAACCCGTTCATCTTCACCAAGTTGACCAACATACAGTTGGTATAGGGACATGGTGTGCCAGGTGTCCAGCCCATTGTACTTGAGTATGTCGGAAAGTTTGTGCTGCTCATACCAGGGCACCTTCCTCGCTGCCTTGATTTCAATATCCCACTGCGGGGCATCGAGCTCGATCCGCGCCAGATTCTTCAATGACTTCGAACGGTTTTCATTGATCATGTGCGCAGCGAGCATGGTGTCGAAGTTTGCCGGCACAGGTGCGTCGAAATGCGCGAGCCACCGGCAATCGAACTTCGCATTGTGCCCGATACGCACAGGAACGGTGCACATGCCCGCGCTGATATCCTGCACCACGTCTTGCCAGCGGTCGACCCACGGGGAGTTCTTGTGCCACAACGGAACAGCCCAGCATCGCTTGTCGTTGCCTTCGTGGAGTGTGGTGAGGGCGATGGTCACGATCGCTGCGTCCGAGGCGAACTCATCAAACCCAGTCGTTTCGAGATCGAACGCGACCGCTTGCGCGTTGGCGAGATCACTATGGAGGTCTAGCAGCGTTTCTGAGGACCTAGCGACACGTATTCGAGAGGGAACTACGCCCTCGACGTTTTCACCGCTCACAGCTCGATGTAGGGCGCGAATGTCGGCAGCGAGCGTCTTGTCGTGCGAGGGGTTGTGGTCAATCATCGCCGGCGAGATCGTGCAGATGACCGGTACACCCTTGCGGTCGGACTCCTGTCCGCGCCACTTCATGATGCCCGAGTGCCCGGTCAGCACAAACAACGCTTCATTGCCCATACCCAGAATGGCGTCGTATTGATCCCAGCCTTTGGGACCGGCGAAGTCCTCGCGGAACGCCTTCAGATCAGCCTTGGTGAACTCCCCTTCGAAGTCCTGCGGCCCCACACTGATGTAGGTGGGCGTGACATCGCCGGGAAGTAACCCCTCAACCATTTCTAGGTGACGGCCTTGCAGCCGATACTTCCCGACGATGAGCCACTTCATATCTGCTCCACCAACACACCCGCGGCCTTGAGGATGATCACTCCCGCCATGTCGCGGTAGTCCTCGCGATACACCACACGAACGATACCGGCGTTCACGAGGAGTCCTGCGCACGGCAGGCACGGGGCGTGAGTGACGTACACGGTCGCGCCATCGAGTGTGATGCCCATACGCGCTGCGCCGGCAACGAGATTCACCTCCGCGTGAATCGCGCGTCGGCACGGCACATCAGATCGCGTGTGGTCGCAGTGAGACAGCCCGCGAGGTGCCCCGTTGTAACCCATCGCGCACGGTGCCCCATTGCGGGTGGCAACCGCCCCGACGAACAGGCGACTACACGTCGAGCGCGAGGAGACATCCATTGCGATCTGCATAGCCCATTCGTCGCGGGACTTCCGTCGAGCAGGCGGGTCGTATGTTTTCACTTCTGCTCCTTATGATCGGTGCACACCCACTGTGGGCGACCTGCGAGGATAACGAGGTTCGTAGCAATAATCGCACGACCGACCTGCGCGCAGTGGCTGCAGAACACCACCGTTTTCTTCTTGTCCGAGTACTTACTCATACCGCCACTCGTCCTGCGTGAACATGTGGAGGTTGGAGATGAACACGGTGAGGTCACCGACGAACGGGGTATCGCTGTGCGGGGCCCTAGCCTGCTGTGTGACATGCTGCAGCAGGCGACCGGTCATGTACACGTCATTGAGAAAATGGCGTGTGATATCGCAGCTGCGGAGAAAGTAGTTGCAGTCCAGAGACGGCCCGTTGCGAATGAAGTGATACCCCAACGAGCACGGCACACGCTGACCCGCAGTCGCGCCTGTATCCTCCGGGAAGAACATCGGCAGATATGCTTGGCGGGTGAACGGCTCGTTCTGCAGCTGGCGGATCATGTCGCCGAGATCGCCGTAGCTGAAACGGATGCCGATGTTCGGCACATTGGTATTGCGGCCCGCGGGAGTCAGATGTCCCCCATTCGCATTCTTCGGCCAGTACCGCTCCGGGTACGTATGGTCGAATACCCCTTCGCCATCGCGTACGAACTTGTCACGCGCAGCCTGAGAGTGCCACGGCCAGTCGACATACGACGGTGCCGGATTCATCGGCTTTCCCGAGATACGCTCCTGGAAATGCTCTTCGGCCCACGGGAGATCAGGCCCGCACTGATTCTGCCACACACCGATATACGGGGAGACCGGGAACGTCACCCTCACGTTCGAGAGTTCATACGTCTTCAGGTCAGTCGAGCGCGACTGCCAAGATCCGCGGTTGACGGGCACAGTCTTCTTCAAGAGCTCGACGTATGCCTGCTTGACCATGGTCGGGGTTACGGTCACTTCAATCCTATCTTGTCGAATGTCAGCGATCTGACGGGTGTGGACGGGAGCGGGCGGAATGCCCGGTTGTCCTCGGTTTCGAACTTGACAGCATGATCATAACCTAGGACTTCTGAGTGCCACCGCTTGCGGAGTCTCTGATAAGAAACGAACTTCTGCATATCAGCGTACGGTACATTTCCGCTGTCTTGATCGCACCATTTCTGGTAATGACGCCTTGAGCGGTAATGAGCAATTCTATCTTTGGTGGGTCGCATATCCAGAAACTTCTCACGCTGCTCCTCGTCACCTAAGGGGAAGGCGATTGTCCGAAACTGGTGGAATTGCGCAGTCTCGAGGAACCACACGAACCGGAATTCCTGAATGGGTAACCCGATCCGCTGTGCCGCCAGTTCCGCGAGATGCCATGCCACGGACATATCGAGCGGGGAAAGATAGCCAACATAGCAAGTCCTCGAGTGCAAGGTAACCACTGGGCGTGGCTCGAGTGCGAGGGACAGGGTAAGCATACATGAGCCCAGATTTCGTACTGTACTCTTCCCACCAGTGCGTGCTGCAACCGTATTGGTTCGGAAGACAAACCTCTGAGCCGCTCGTTTCGTGTGACGTTTCTCGATCAGATTGAGCCATGCGTTCACCTCGTCGGGATTGACGTATTGCCGGATCATCATCGTCCACCGCGATGGCGGGACCCAGACCCTTTTGAGATCATAATCCCACACCATCGAGGCGGCCTCGCCTACGACGTGCTCGAGCACCGCATCCATCCCTGTGACGTAGTCCAGGTGATCTTCAGTCGAGTACAGCAGTCGTGTGGCGAGGCCGTCGTGGAGCGCCGTCATCGTGGGCGCCTTGATCATTCTCATAGGTCTTGATTGTATCTCGAGCTGGCTTGCTGAGGATCAATCGCACCATGCACGAACTCGATCTCTATCGTCTGTTCGATGAGGTCGCCGTTATCGTCAGTGAGCAGGTTGCCCTTATCGTCCGTTGCCCAGACCGTCGCCATACCCGCTTCGGGAGTCAGCATGATCTCCTTCACCGGACGATCCAGCAGATCCAGCAGGCGCAGAAGTCGGCCCTGACGTTGCGCGGGAATGACGATCCGTTCCGTAGCCATTGTTCATCGCCTCGATTATCTTGGTGAGTGCTCGGTTAACATCCTGAAACGCATCCTCAAGAGCCTTGTGGAAAGCGTCGTGGGTTTCCTCGTGCACGACCAGGCCCCCGCACTGATCGCACAACCCCATATTAAGAACGGCCATGTTCACTCCAGTACTTGGTGTTGAGCTCGGAAAGACGTCGTGTGGCCCAGTACGAGTCGGTGAACTTCTCGGTATCCCACGGGCCCCTGACTTCGAACGTGATTCCGAACGGGGTATTGATCACCGCGATGCCCGCACCAGGCGCAGGGGGAAGCTGTTTCTCAGACAATGACCGCTCCAATCTTTCTCGATACTTCCATTGCAGACGCCTCGAGGAGTGCGCGCGTCAGATCTCGAGCACCGTCAGCAGTCATCCGCATCATGGCTTCATGCTCGATCGTGGCGCGGGCCTCGTACGTGTTGCCGTCAACCCATAGACAAGAGGCGACGATGACCACATTCTTCTGAATGAAGTCCTTGTCAGTAGCCATTGCTCTGGCGCTCCTTATTGATCAGCGTCTTGGCGAAGTACGCGCGGAAGACCGCTGTCGGGTCAATGCCGGCGATGATGTGCATCTCGATCCAGAAGTGCCATGCGTCGGCGAGCTCCTCGTGGAATGCACCGAGATCCGTGGTCTTATCAGTCTGCTTCCACGGCTTGTTCTTGAGGTGGTTGATCGCCTCGTATAGTTCCTCGACAGTGTACGACGCGAACTCACGCACTGCGGCCTGCACCTGACGATTGTCGATGTCCCCCCAGAGCTCGGGCGGCACCTGTGCGTCGGGTGCGATCTCGGCGTACTTCTCCATGTGCTCGCGCTGCTGCTTGAACATCGTCTGCAGGATATCGGGAACACCCGCCGGACGATCAGGCTCACCCAGCCAGAGCTCATCGAAATTCGAATCAGACTTGCTCCACGGAATGCTCACTTGTTTCTCCACTTCTTGATCTCATTCTTGACCTCAGCGAGGATCAAGGCATATGGTTTCTCCTGCTCAGTCAACTCGTCCACACGGGCGATGAGCGCTTCAGCGCGGCGGCATTCATCACGCCAGAACAAGTCACCGGCCACGGATGTACTTCCCAACGGTCGCTCGTACAGCCCAGTACGATTCCTGGTCGGTGAAGTCGTATCGCACCTGTCGCCCGGGCCACATCAGCTCCCGCATCTGGTACGACTCGTAGATCTGCGCGATGTTCTCGTATACACCCGGCATCTCATGCTCAGGATCGAGATTCAGCTGCAGAATGCTGAGCGGTGGACGGCACCACACGACGAGAGCGGCGTCGATGATGCGACCGGCGATGATCGCCATGCCGCCTGTGAGGAACTCAGGATCAACCTGACGTCCCGGAATGTCATGACCGTAGATGTACTCCGAAATGATCGGGTGGCGGTCGTACAGGACGCTACGGGACCTACTACGCGCCTGTTCAGCGTAGTCGTTGTACACCGCGACCGATAGCTCCTCGACGGGCCCGCCCTTGGACGTGCAGAACCGTGGGTGAATCATCACGTATGGGAAGTCGTACTGCAGCTTCTGGATAAGCGTGGTCTTACCCGCGCCATCTGGACCTTCGACTATGATCACGATTATTCACTTCCTTTCATCAAGGTATGCAGCGGCATTTCTAAGTATATCGGAGTCATCCCGGGCCCAGCCAAGTAGTGTATTGCACCCGCTGTGTAGTAAGCCTCGGATACAATTCCCACAGGAAAACTTACCCGGGCAGCAAGTATGATCATGGTCAATATGCCACCCCTCCCAGGACAGTGCCTCATTGCACACGGGGCAGTCCCCATTCTGCTGATCATAAATAATACGTAGGGAGGCACGGGTTGTCCCGTGGTGAGATGCTTGACGCTTAGCCCGACGGCAAGGTTCACAATCCCCCCATAACCCGGACTTAGAATTGCTAGCCCGATAAGATTCAGGCGGAAACCACTCTCTACATTCGCGGCATTGCTTTCGACCCCGCCTATCTCGAGCAGCCACCTCTTGAGAAGTTCTACGAGGGTTTAGGGGGGTCAGCGACTTTCCCATTTTAAGCTGCTGATAATGACCCCCACACCACGTGCTCCCGTGCAAAGGTCTGTCGCATTCCTCAAACGCGCAAGACCGATCGCGGGTTCTTGAGGACTTGCTCGGCGATTTCCCCATCTTCTTGAAGGACTTTGTAGAGGAGTTCATCAACCGTACCTTTCGCAAGTAGGTATGTGTAAGTAGTCGCGTTTTTACTCAATGCAATTCTATCACACGCTTGTGTGAAATTAACCCAACTCGCACAAAGCGAATACCAGACCATGTGAGAGGCGGTCGACAAGTCGATACCAACACCACCGGCCTGAGGATTCATCAACGCCACACCCACGCCATCCGTTTCCTTGAAATGACGTATGTTCGTCGTGACCTCTTCTCGCGATAGCCCACCTCGGATGGGATAGCAGGGTATCTCAAGAGACATACAAAGCGCCTCAATCTCATCCATCTCCGCGCGGAACCGCGCACATACCACCAGCTTCTCATCGTTCTCGATCGCCTCCTCGAGGTAGCCCTTCAGCGCGTTCAACTTCTCCGATCCCAGCGGGATGACCTCTTTATCAGGTGTGGTGGCGAATCCACCAGTGATCTGCGTGAGCCTGAGCGTGAGCACCAGCGGGATGCCTGCCTCGATGATGTGGCGTTTATCGTCGTGCTCGATCTCGGCAATCATCTTCTCAGCCATCTCATCGTACGCAGCCGCGGTCTTCCCGCCCAGCGTGATGTGGTGGATGTTCGTCGTTCGCTCGGGCAAGTCGAAACACTCTGACCGCTTGACGCGGAACGAGTCCTGGTAAATTCGCTGATTGAGTTCTTGCAGGTTCTGCAGCTTCAGCAACTGCGGGTAACCGTTGCGCTCGGTCCACTGCCCGTAGTGATGCTTGAACGCATCGCTGGTGGGCCACTCCTTGAATCGGTCGGGATTGAGGAATCGCCACTGCTGGTGAATGTCGAATACCCGCTTTGCCTTGGTCACGGGCGTACCCGTCAGGATCAGACGATACTCGAAATACTCACGCATGGACACAATCATGGTCGCAGCCTTAGACGACGGCGACTTGATCTTATGCGACTCGTCCAGGATCATCGCCCCGGGTTTACCCTCGAGCCAGCGCTTGATTTCCTCGCGCACCGCGAATCGCCCAGTCTTCTTCGATCTGCGCCCCGACGGCAGCTTCGTCCCACTCACACCGAACGCCTCATAGTTCACGAGCACAATCGACAGGTGATGCACCGGGTTCACCTTGGGCAGCGGATTCTTACGTGCTGCGGCGTCCCACACGTGAATAGTGAAGCGCACCGGGCAGTGTGTGTGGAACTCCTCAATCCACACATCCAAAACTCGTGCCGGAGCAACGATGACGGCACGGTCCAACCGGCCTGCCAAAGCGAGCGCAGACAGGTAGTCTATCGACACCTTGGTCTTCCCGGTGCGGGGCTCCATCAGCAGGGCGCATCGCTTGAGCTTCAGCGCCGTCTTGAGCGCCTGCATCTGATGTGCATATGGCTTCGTCTTGAATGGGTAGTTGCTCATACCGCCTATCCTCTAACGACTGAAGTGCCTCGATATCCCATGACTCGGGATTAGCACGACGCGGAATCGTGTAGTTGAGCACTGTATATTCTTCGTACTGACGGAGACGTGACGCGCGATGCTCCTCCAGCTCAGGATCACTGAAGTGCCATTCTGGGAATGCGGTCATATCTTGATCGGGTTGGCGGACAGGTGTGCGCGTCCCCGGGGTGTCTCGTAGAGGGCGATGAGCGCGAGCCTCACGATGTCCGGCTCCGTCGACTCAGTCGCAATCGACGTCAGCGCGTACAGCAGCAGATCGACTTCCTCGCGTTGATTGACGTTTTCCTGTGCCATGTCTAGTCCTCTGGATTGTACGGGATCGTCCACACGTCGTGGTATCCACCGTACTCAGGCGGGTGACCGCGTGTGTACGACAGTAGTTTCTTGCGCGACGAGAAGATGGGCCCGTATGCGCGATCTACGCCCTGTGCGTCACGCTCGACGAGCAACAGGCGTGAGCGGGCTGCACGTTTACTCTGGGGCATTCGAGTACTCCCGCTTGCGGAGGATGACACATCCGCTACCATCGCGATCGAAGCCCTCGAGGAAGACCTGGTAATTCTCGCACTCGACATGTTCCTCGAGCTCGATCAACTCGGCGAGTGTGGGGCGATGATCGAATACTACCTTGACCTCGGACAGTTTGTGGATTGCCTTATGCACTGACCTTCTCCTTGATGTGCTGCATTGCGCAGTCGTAGCTGATTCCACAATAGTAGCATCTGCGGACTCCTGCCACCACGATCGGCAGATCACGCAATGCCGGGTGGGACTTCGCATAGATGCGGAATAGCGACGGTCGCCGGCAACGCCCACACCAATCTTCTGCAGGGCGCATGATATCCGCGGCGAAGATCGGCGGCGGTACAATCCTGTTACGGGTGAATATAGAGACATCACGAATTCGATCATCAGCGAACAGGAGCTTTGCCTTGTCCCACGCCTCGCGGAACGTCGGGCGCAACACCTTACCATACCGCCCATCATGACTGATCGCCACCACACCGTACTGAGGTGTGGACGATGCGAACGGCCGCGGGGAGCGTTTGAAGTACGTGCGGTAGTCCTCGTTCGAGAGGAGATCCGATAGCGTTGTAGGTGTCATCATGTCGTACATCATATGAGAGGGTTTCTCCATGTCAGGTGATATGGCTCGTCAGGAAATATACGAGTTTTTGGAGGGGGTGCTAGGAAGAAAGAAGGGATGGGTAGAGCTCGGGGACATCGACCGCGAAGGCACAGGCCTGTGGAACTCACAGTTCGTTGAGTGGCCTCGCAAGCATCACATCCTGATGCAATGTGCAGAGAGTTTGTCGAAGGGCAAGCACGACGTCTACATCTCGTCGCACGTGTACAAAACGCCGGCGCGAAAGGCAATCGACGCCATTGACCTTTCTGTCATTCACGCGGATCTCGATCACGAAAAGAATGGCGAACAGCTGGGTGGTTCGTCGGATATCGACTTCGAGAAAGCGCGCATGCTAGGTGTGGGTGTTGTGCGTACTTCGCGCCACAATTTCCAGCTATTCATGCGCCTCGAAAAACCGGCACGCGACCTGAAAGAATATCAGGATCTGTGTTATCGACTGGGACATACATTCGCCCTCGATCCATCGGACGTCGATGCGAAGATATCACCTGGGGATATGCTCAGGTTCCCGGGTACCGTCAATCACAAGCGTGATGGTGACGAGACAGAGATCATCTGGCCTGTCGGCAGACGTGGACGGGTGTCAGGGCTTGTGCCGTCGGTCCCCGATAGCGTCAAGAATCAGCAGGCCGACGGCGACGCCACACGATCAGGCCAGGTGTGGCGCATTCTGCACGAGTACGCTGAGAAAGGGCGTACGTTCGAGAAGGCCCGCATCGCAATCGAGCGCGAGTTTCCCGGGTATGAGGAAGATCATCCGGGTGATCTCGAGCGCATCTGGAAGAAGGCACATCACAAGGTCCAGGTCGAAGAAGAACTCGAGGATGAGAAGGACGAATATACCAAGCTCCTCAAGGCCGCGGATGCCTTCATCTTCGATGCACCAGCGTGCGTACCTGCCCTCTGGGGTGTTGATGGCGAAGACGTGTGGTGGTCACCTGGTGAAGGTCTGATGGTCACGGGGTTGACAGGCGTGGGTAAATCCACACTGGCCGGTCTGCTGCTCAAAGGCCGCATGGGTTATCTGCCCGAAGGTGTGGCGGGATTCCCGGTCAAGCCAGGGATGAAGAAAACGCTGTATCTCGCGCTCGACCGACCGAAGCAGATTCAGCGTGCATTGCGCCGCCAATTGGGTGATCTGACACGTATGCAGGTCGCAGAGAAGCTCGCGGTCATCGACGTGCCGTTGCCGACGTTCGAGAAGGACCCTAAATTGCTCCTCAAGCTCGCTTTGGCGGCTGATGCGGACACGATCATCGTTGACTCACTCAAGGACGTTGTATCGAACCTCGCCGATGAGAAAGCAGCTTCGTCGTGGAACGCGAACGTCAAGTACTGCTTGTCAGCTGATATCGAGGTTGTCGTTCTTCACCATCAGAGGAAATCGACCAATGGCGAAGGATCACTCAAACCGAAGACTATCCACGACGTGTACGGCTCGACACTGATCCCCGCATCGCTCGGGTCTGTGCTGTTGTTGTGGCGCGACGCGCGCAAGGAACAGGTGGAGATGCTGCAGCTGAAAGGTCCGCAGGGCGAGGGCGACAAGCTGGAACTCACGCTCGATAACATGAAGGGCACGATGTCTGCCGCACTCGGTGAACACGACCGCCTAGAGTTCTTCAGCGATCCGGCGACAGTGAAGCAGTACGCGGCGTTCATCGCCGGTGTCGAGGAGGCTGATGTGCAACAGAAGGACAGTTTGCGCGCCTCACGGGAGATCAAGGGCTATGAGGATCGCTTGCTGATCCAAAAGTGTGCTCCACCTGCGGATTTGTCGTTCAAAGGACGTCCGCCGCAGCATTATCGGCGTTCGTGATGACTTTTTTTATGTACCTGACCTGCGGATATGGAGCATCGCCGCACGTCACGAGTTTATACACAAGATCAACTACAGTCTTTTTTCTCATCAAGAGTGATACTTTGAGAAGAAGTCATGAGAAATATGCTCTGACCTGCGGAAACAGTTTATACAACGGCGACGTGGCGGTTTGGACCGTTTGGGCGGGTCAGGTAGTTTTTCTCATTCATATATCCTCAGAGTTGGCGGGAGTTTATGCGTTCTTCTCATTCGTATGTAATGAATACATACGAGAAAATGTGCAATCGACTGTCGTAGGAAAAAGGGACCTCAGGAAGACTCGAAAGGATAGGATCAACGCATGAACTTAGCTGCGATGATTCAGGAAGCGCTCAATCAGATGCCCAACAGCGGGAGGGGTGGAGGTTCGATCCAAGAGCTCGGTGCTCGTGTGGAAGCTATCATGCAGGAGCACGGATACAGGATCACGTCCATCGTCGAGGACGGGATGTCGCCGTTGGCTTCGGCAGCGGTCGATCTCGCGCACTTCAAGTCTTGCCTCGAGGAGCAGGGCTTTTCAGAGGATGAGGCATTCTCGCTCGTGGAGATCGCGTTCGATGCGAAGATGAACGAGTCCCGGCCGGTAGTAAAGGGTTAAGCAATGAGCAAATACCGTGGGATCGTGAAGAAGCGCGATGATCAGCTTTGGCACGGGTGGGTACTCGAAGGATCTACGGTACGCTACATGGTCAGGAGCACATCCTGGGTTCAGGCGCATGGGGCTGTTCGGCGGGAAGCGATTCGCCTGTTCTGGGAAAATCATGCCGAGGATCCGGTGAGTAGAAGGCTGCGGTTCCTGAAAGACATGGGGTACGACGTGAGGGAGCAAGATGCGTAGGAACGAGCTGTCCGCAGACATCGAGAAAGAGATCACCGGCTACATGCCGGAGAAATTCGTTGTCCTGTACCACGAGTTGTGCCGGCGCGGCTACAAGCAGGTGAAAGACTCTCTGGACGGCGCTGGGGACGTTCGAGCGCCTCGTAGGCCGTCTAGTGAAGGCGCTGTGCTCGGTTCTGACGATGCTTTGACCGCCAAACGTCGGATTGATCGCATATTGCGTCAACTCGCGCGAGAGGGCACGCTAGGAACCAAAGAAGATGCTTCGCGCTGCACTGCGTGTCGTCGGTTCATCCAAAAAGACTGGAAACACTGCCCTTGGTGCGGTGTGGACACATCCAAGAAGGGGATTCAGGGCAGCGAAGGTGTGGAAGAGATCAAGGTGGATCGTGAGGTGTCAGGGAAGGTGTGGTCGGGGGTGCAGCTACGATGACACGACACAGGGCGGGTTTCTACCTTGCGAAGGTCACTGATGGCACTACTGGCGAAATCGTGTTCCACACAGTCGGCGATCTGCCGGACATCCTCTGCGTTTCGCCGTGTGCGCTCGAGCTGGGAGTGATCAAGAAGATCGGGAATCAGATAATGCTGTTGACGGAGAACGCAACGGCGTTGTGGGACATTGTAGCCGTGGACGAGGAAGGAATGGTCCTCGGTTCGATGATTCATCAAGCTTGGAAGTTCATCAGTCCGTACGACCATACAAGAAAGTGAGATTCGGATGCTCATCGCAATCATCTCTATGCTGGGAGCGGTTCTGTTGCTGCAGTTTGCGCTGATCGGTCACATCGTGGATGTGAAGAAGTATTTGAATGAATTGGCGGATCGAGGCTGGCACTGATGACGCGCCGCAAACGATCAGACGAACATCCGAGAAGGGTTATTGCTGGGGAAGGTGTGGGTTCCGCCGTTGGCAATGGCTGGACTGGCGAGACCGGGCAATCGCGTATACGACGAATGGCAGTGAAGGCGATCAATGAGGGGCGTATCGAGCGCGCTAAGGGCCTCGTACAGGCGTTGGCGTGCGTGCGCCGCGCTGAGACCGCTGCTGCGTTATGGAGGCAAATAGAGGCGGAGGCCAAAGATGGTTGATGCCTGGTGGTTACGTGTGGTGCAGTGGATCATGCAACGTGCTGGTATAAAGCTAGGATAGGAGAATCATGGGTTGGGAAGAAGCTGCGAACACGGATCCTGTGCTGAATCTACTCAGGAAAGAACTGATCAGGCTTGGTGTGGATCAGGCGCGCAAGGAAGATGCTGATATCGAGTATGTTGCGATACAGGCGATGCGTGCTATGGCTATGGCATATAGCGAGATCGTTGGCATGATGGAACAAGCATTAGGTGAGCGCATACCTGGCACTGATGCATTGGTACGTTATGCCAAAGGTAGCAGGGATGTTGAACAGGATGAGCATAAAGACCGGGGGGTCGTTATTGAAGACACCCGTGCAGGTCGGGGTGGGTCGGGGTACTATGCACACCAGGCACGTGTATCTATGAATGATGCTGTGGGCCAATTCAATAGGGCAGATAGACGACGCATTCAGAAGCGCAATAAATCGCGATAGGTTTTACGTAAGTCTGTAAGGATAAGGATGTGATTGTAATGCGTGATGGTAATGATCGTTGGTTGTACTGGATCATGATCGCTGTGATCTGGGTGATTGTCATCGTGTGCTTGATCCTGATCGGGTGAGATGGGTGGGTATGGGGTGCAGGGGTATGGGTGGGTAGGCAGGTGGGGCATGGGTGGGACGTAGTGTAACCGTGGTCCATGACGGGTTGACGTCGGGTTATGAGCTGAAAAGGGCGTTTTTCGTGCAATATGGTGTATGATCGTGTCAGGCGGGTTGGTTCGTCCCGCTTCGGGCTCCCGGGATTGTAGGAATGATGCAGCGGCGTTCCTCTCCCGGGAGTTTTTGAGAGGAGCTGCGAAATGGGCTGGGGAACAGAGAAGAAACGGCCCAGGCCGAAAGGATGGCCCGCCACCCGCCGTCGGGTGATGGTTAGGGCCCGGGGCCGATGCGAAGGCTGTGACCTGCGGATATCCTCCACTGGATACTGCGATCACGTGGTGCCCTGGTCGAAGGGCGGGTCAGATGACATGTCCAACCTACAGTGGCTCTGCCGCGACTGTCATGACCGCAAGACGCTCGGGGAACAGGGCGGTGACCTGCAAGAACGCGAGCACCCCGGTTTACGACCCAGGGGGCTACCCCCAGGCCCACCCAGCGGCCTTCCG